GAGAGGAGAAGCCCCCCAGTGATCGGCTCTCCCCCTCCCCGTTCGGCTCGTTCACCGTCGATCGTTCCGCAGTCGCCGGATTGGCCCCGCATTTGCCCGTACAGGCCCGTAACCGTCTGGACTGGGGGATGGGGCCGGACGGGGCAGAATCTGGCCTGTGGCGAATCCTGCGTATGCGACGCCGGCGTATCGTCGGGGCCGGGCACGCATCCTGGCCGACGGGCCGATGTGTGCGATCTGCCGGTGCCGGGTGGCGACCGAAGCAGACCATGATCCGCCGCTGAAACTCCACGACCACACCGACGGCGCCGGGTGCTGCACGCTGCGCCCGTCGTGCAGTGTGTGTGCCCGCCGTCAGGGCGCTTTACTGGCCGGACGTGGGCCGGCGCCACGGCCGGCCGTCATCCGCCCGGCCGCCGCGCCGGCCCCGACCCCGCTGCACGACGCCGACGGCTGGCCGGCCGACTCGCCGGTGTGGGACGTCGATTGGCTCGACGACCTGCGGGCGGTGCCCGGCGATGCGACATGGCCGCGTCTGATGACCCCACCCCACCCGCGTGCCGTCGGCAGCTACGGCGCCGCCCTGGCCGCCTACGCCCTGGAACGCACCGGGCGCCCGTTGCGCTGGTGGCAGCGCCTGTACGCGGCGCGGGCCTTGGAGCACGACGCCGCCGGTCTGCTCGTCTGGGACGCCTGCGACCTGACCGTCGCCCGCCAGGTCGGCAAGTCCTATCTGATGCGCGAGGCGTGCCTGTGGCGGATGCATCAGGGCGCCCGCTGGGACGAACCCCAGACCGTCGTTCACACCGGCAAGGACCTGCCCGTCTGCGTCGAGATACAACGCCCGGCCCGCCGCTGGGCACGTGCCGAACGGTTCGCCGACGTGTACAAGGTGCGCGACGCCAACGGACAGGAACAGATCGAGTACCTGGCCGACGGGTCGCGTTGGCTGGTCAAAGCGAAAGAGTCCGTTTACGGGCTGACCGCCTCGATGGCCGTCGTCGACGAGGCCTGGGCGGTGCCGGCCACGATCATCGAGGAGGGCCTGGTGCCGACAATGGTCGAACTGGCCGCCGCCCAACTGTGGCTCGTGTCGACGGCGCACCGCAAGGCGACCGGGCTGATGGTGACACGCCGCAACGTCGCCGTCGCCGACCTGGGCAACACCGACGCCGACCTGTGGATCGAATGGTCGGCGGCGCCCGGCGCCGAACTGGACGACGAGGCCGGATGGCGGCAGGCGTCGCCGCACTGGACGGACCGCCGGCATCGCCTCATCGCCCAACGGTTGACGGCGGCCCGGGCGGGCGAGTCCGACGACCCGGACGAACCGGACCCGTTCCAGGCGTTCGCCGCCCAATGGCTGAACCGGTGGCCCACGACCCGACGCCGCGCCGGCCACGGCGAACCGCTACTCGACCCGGGCGCCTGGGAGGCGTGCGCCGGCGCCCTGGAGCAGTACGCCGGCCCGGGCATCGTCGCCCTGGAGGAGAACCGGGGCACCGGCGCCGCCGCGGCGTTCGTCGCCTCTGACGGCGACGGCCGCTTCGAGGTCGACGGCCGCGCCGTCGAAACGTGGTCCGAGGCGATCGATCTGGTCCGCGGGTTCGTCGACGCCCGCCCCGGCGCCCGGTTGATCGTCGGCGCCCGCATGAACAATCAGCTGCCCGCCGACCTGCCCGGCCGGCTCGGCGCGACCCGTGCCGGCACCACCGAAACCGGCCGCGGGCTGGTCCTGCTCCGGGCGTTGGCCGCTGAGCGCCGCGTCGTGCATGACGGCACTGTCATGCTGGACGACCAGATCGCCCGGGCCAGGGTGCACAACCTGGCCGGCGGCGGACTGGGCCTGGTCAACAACAACGCCCGCACCGACCTGCTCCGCGCCACCCTGTGGGCACTCGACGCCGCCCAAGTCACCCCGCCAACACCGGCCGTCCGCTAACTGTAGACAGCACTTACGCTGGGGTTATGTACCGGAGCTCCCGCGCCGGCCGCTTGCATCTGTTTAGCGGGTTGGCGCACTCACTCGATTCGGGTGGATAGGTGACGAAGCACCGGGCCGGCGGTCGGGTTCACCTCGCACAGTCGGCATCGTCGACGCATCGCCGACGTGGCGTAGCCGTTGCGGTCCAGCGGGGACCGGATCGTGTGTCCGCATTCGAGCAGTTCGTAGTCAACGTCGAGGTTGTCTATGAACGAACTGATGATCTTGCGAAGTGGTGGGTTCACACTCAACTGTGTCGATGCGTGACGGCTGGCACGACGACGACGGGTTGCATCCACATCCACAATGTCGACCGGTTGCATTTGCAACGACTAACGTCGCGGGTCTGTGGCCAGCACGCGTGCCCTGATCCCGCGTGATGCCACCGACGTGCCGGCCCCGATCCCGACCGACGTCGTGCCGCCGACGCCGCCGGCGGTCATCGTCAACGACGCCGACCCGGCGCCGGCCGTGACACCGCCCGGCCCGCCCCGCGCCCAGCCGTGGGCCGGTTGGCCGGCCGACTGGACGACACCGAACTGGTTCGGCCAACTGGAAACGCTGACCGACATTGCCTGGGCCTGCCTCGATCTGAACAGTTCGGTGGCGGCGTCGATGCCGCCGTACCTGGTGAATGCCGCCCCGTCGCTCGACGCCGGCTGGCTGATCAACCCGGACCCGGACCGGTACACGTCGTGGGAAGAATTCTTCCGTCAACTGTGGTGGGATTTCCAGGCGTCCGGCGAGGCGATCGTCGTCGCCACGGCCCGCTACGCCTCCGGCTGGCCGGCCCGTTTCCATTGCGTGCCGCCGTGGACGGTGAACATCGAACTGGACGCCGCCGGGATGCGCCGCTACCGCATCGGCGAACTGGCCGTCCCGACCGGCGACGTCTGCCACATCCGCTACACGGCGACGACGCAGGACCCGCACGGCCGCGGCCCATTGGAGGCCGGCCGTGCCCGTGTCATCACCGCCAACCTGCTCGCCCGCTACCTGACGAACCTGATGGCCGCCGGCGGCGCCCCGACCACGACACTGGTCACACCGGGCGAACTGACCGCCGACCAGGCCGCCGCCCTGCAAGAACAGTGGGTCACGGCCCGCATGTCGTCAATGGGTCTGCCGGCCGTCCTGTCCGGCGGACTCGATTTCCGTTCGACCGCCCTCACCCCGTCCGAGTTGGCCCTGTCGGAGTTGGCCGGCATGACCGAAGCCCGCATCGCCGTACTGCTCAGGGTGCCGCCGTACCTGGTGGGTCTGCCCCAGTCGTCCGACTCGCTCGTCTACAACACGGCCGCCTTAACCCTCGATTTCCATTGGCGTGCCCATCTGCGCCCGTTGGCCCGCCCGATCGCCGCCGCCCTGTCGAACTGGGCGCTGCCGACTGCTACGACACTGGAATTGAACCGCGACGCCTACGTCCAGCCCGGCCCGTACGAACGGGCGCAAACGTGGGAGATCCTGAACCGGATCGGTGTGCTCACCGCACCGCAGATCGCCCAGATCGAACGATTCACCGTCGCCACGACACCCGTCGCCCCGGGAGGCATCGCATGACCGACATCGAACTGCCGACCGCCCTGGAATGGTGCGAACGTGCCGGCGGCGACGTCGACGCTGTGTCGTATCCGAAGCGGATGGTGACCGTCGTCGCCGTCCCATACGACACCGACGCCGACATCCGCGAGGACGACGGCAGTGAGTTCACTGAACAGTTCGCCCGTGGCGCGTTCAACGGCATCCAGCCGCGCACCGGCCACATTCACGCCAACCGTGACCATGACCGCACCCGCCCGGTCGGGCGGGCCGACAAGTTCTATCCGAACGACCGCCGCGGACTGGTCGCCGACATCAAGGTGTCACGCACCGAACTGGGCGAGGAAACGTTGGCGTTGGCCGCGGACGGTGTGCTGCATTCGTCGATCAAGTTCGGCGCCTACCCGGCCGACATCGAATACTCCGAACGTGGCCGGCGTCGCACCATCCGCCGGGCGTTCCTCGATCACATCGCGTTCGTCACCGAACCGGCCTACGCCACGGCCAACGTGCTCGCCGTCCGGCACCGTGGCGCCGGTGTCGCCGCCACGTCGGCGACGCCGTTGCTCGACGAGATCATGGCGCAATGGGCCGACGACGAACTACGATCCCGTTTCAACTTGTGACCTAGACCGCCGTCCCAGCACGGGCCTAGTGGCGCCCGCGGACGGCCAGCACGTCTCAGAGGGTCGACCCACCCGGATCTATCTAGGAGTGACGTGCTATGGGCGCGACCGCAATCGAGGACAGCTACGCCGATCTGCAAGCAAAGATCGACGAGGCGATCCGAACGCAACAATCCGTCGTCGGTGACGCCCGTTCACAGGGCCGTGACCTGACCGACGCCGAGGCCGAACTGGTACGCAACAAGACCGAACAGATCAAGGGCTACCGCTCGCAGGCCGCCCCGCTGATCGACCAGATCACCGTTGCCAACGACTCGCGGGCACGTTCCGAGGAACTGTCCCAGGCGTTGGCGCTGGTGCGCCGCCCCGACATGGGCAAGTTCTCGTATCGGTCGGCCGGCCATTACGTGCTCGACAACGTGCGGGCCGTGCGCGGCGACCGGGAGGCCGCCGAACGCATCGACTGGTACAACCGGACGGCCGCCCATCAGACGACGACGAACGCCGCCGGCATCGTCCCGCAAGAGGTCGTCGCCCCGGTGATCAACTTCATCGACTCGGCCCGCCCGCTCGTGTCGGCGCTCGGCGCCCGCACCCTGGAGGGCGGCCCGAACTTCTTCCGGCCCCGCGTCACGACGCACACATCGGTCGCCAAACAGACGGCCGAGAAAGCGGAGTTCGTGTCGCAGGCGATGGTCATCGACAAGCTGACCGCCACGGTCGACACGTACGGCGGCTACGTCAACGTGTCACGTCAGATCATCGACTGGTCGTCGCCGTCGATCATGGACATCATCGTCGGCGACCTGGCCACCCAATACGCCAAGCAGACCGAAGCGGCCGCCGCCTCCCAGTTCACGACGGCGGCGACGGCCGGCACCGTCATCCCGACCGGCGCCGCGTCGGCCGACGCCATCGCCGCCGCGGTGTGGGCCGCCGTCGGCGCCATCTACACGGCGATACCGGTCGCCGGGCGAATCGTCGGTCC